ATTTTGACTTCAGGCGCATCTTGAACGGGTTTAAATGTCATATAATACAATGCGCTTGATAATTCCATATACTGCAAAATAGGGTCGTAGAAATCAATCAAATCATTTTGAATTGGTTTGATTACCGTATTTTGAAACAACTCGTTAGCCGTTCTAATTTCGTCTGCATTATTACCTAACCCTGTTGCTTGTCTTATACCTAATAGCATTGGGCTTGTAACCTTGTGTGCCACTAAAATATTATCTCTTATTTGAGTTGCCATTTGCTCATATTGCTTGTCGGCATCAGGTAACTCGGCATTGTATATTTCTGCACTTCTTTCTTTAGAATCGTTGTACATAAACACAATCTTTTCACCATGTGTTCCTGTAAACTTGTCTTTAAAAAGTTTTTCAATTTGCATTCTTTCATGTGGGTCAGGTATTCCGTTATTGAATTGCACAATAGTTGCCCCACTAAATCCGCTTTTAATATTGCTCAAATGGTAGTTAGCCAACTCAATATCCATTTCAGCCCATTTAACACCACCTAACCAAGTAGGTGTACCAAAATAAAAGCTGTCAGGTGCATAGTTTCTATAATAATAAATAAAGTTACCCGCCTTTGGCTTGTCAGGATTCCAAGCCTCTATTTCAATTGGTTTGAATTCTTGCTTTCTGTGGTCATCCCAATTGGCCGAATACCAATAAGAAGGAATTAAGCCATCTTCATCCGCCTTATTTGGTAATAAAGTGTTAATTGGCATATGTTCAACCTCTGTAATTCTTCCTGCTCTATCGGTGGTTAGTTGTAAAGCCCCGTTTCCTTGCTCGTAAACGTCTAAAATAAATTTCTTTTGTTCTTCTTTATTGAATACCGACTTAAATTTGGCTAAACCTATTTTATCTCTTGAATGAGTAAATAAACCTTGACCATAAATACGGTCTGCAATACCCGAAATTAACGCATAATTTAAACTTGAGTTTTTGTAGAGGTAATTAATGTAGTTAAAATACCCCGTTGGTAGTCTTTGGTCAGTGCCATATCCAACCCATTCTTTATTTCTTTGAATACTTGCTAAAGGCTCATTATCCTCTTGTAAGTTTACAATAGAAAATTCGTATTTATTTGTAGGTTGTGTTCTTTTAACTCGGCTCATTTACGTTGTATATTGTTGTAATTGAATTAGCATTATAGGTTACATCTGTTTTATCGTTTACAAAGCAAAGTTCATTGTAAATTAAATCTGAACCGCTGTAAACATTCAACTCATAAAAGCCATCAGGCTCACCCGCTAACCCATCATTTAAAAAAAACTGAAAATACCTTTCTGTTATAGCTGTAGCTTGAGCAGGAATAGTAGTTTCTTTCTTGGTGGCTTGATTTGTAAATATTAAATCATAAGTAGTAGTGCTTGTTAAACTTTCACCACGTTCAAATAGATTAATAAATATGTAAGCTGTTGTAGTACCTATGTAAATCATGCTAACCTAATAACGATTAATATCCTTTGTTGTTGTTATTTAATAAAAAAGGGGCTACAAAATGCAGCCCCTCAAAACTAAAACTAAATATGAAAGAGAGAATTATGGGTTTGTCGTTACTATTGAAGCACCCGTTAAATCGGCTACAAAAGGGGCAGCATCATATTCACTGCCTGTAAAACTTAAAACATAGCCACTCATATCACCTGCTGCCGTTCCCGACTGCCCTGCTACTGTGGTTACATTCATTCCTTTTATTTTACCTAATAATAGTAAATTATCGTTATTATCTTTTACAATTATATGAGGTCTGCCTTTAGCCAATAACTTAATTTCATCGCTATCAACTGCCCTTAATTTATGTAAAGTAATTTCAAGGGCTTGCTCATAAAATAGAGTACCGCTTTCAGCAGATGCTGTTAATGTTTCGGTTAAGTTTCCTGTATAGTCGGGTAGTTCGTATCTGTAAAGAGTTTTGCCTGTTAACCCTGTTGAAATTGCCCCGTTTGAAACGGTCAATCCTGTAAGGTCGCCAAAGTCAGCAAAGTAAACGGTTTTGATACCGCCTACTTGCTCTTTACATTCCCACAAACGCCCTGATGTTAAATCACAAGCCATTTTGAATTTCTTTTAATTATGAATAATATACTATGTTAGAACCGTTGGTTACTTGAGTACCACCTGTCATTCTTGCTACAAATCTTACGTTGTCTGAGCCGTCAGTTTCAGCCATGTCTATAACTCTCAATTCTGCTAAATCGGTTAAAACGTTGGTACCGAAATGTAAGTCACTTGAACGAGCAGCAACCATTTTGTTAGCACCTAATCCATTTGCAACTACTAAGTCAATACCTTGATAGTTTAATGGTTTAGCACCTACTACTGATTGAGCTAAATAACCTGCATCACTACCAACAGCTGATAATGCTTCTTGATAAAATTTAGCGGCTGAAATAGGTATGATAATTTTTACATCTTCTGCAACAAATACTTCATCAGGAATAGCAGCGTAAACTTTGCCTAATTCAGCAATAATGTTAGAAGCACTTAAAGTAGTACCTGTTACATCAATTACGTCAGCATTAGCAGCTAATTTAGCTTGTAAGCCTTCAAATGAACCTGCGGCAGTAGTACCTTGCCAAATTGCTACTTCAAAATCTTTAGCGATTAACTCTAAGTTTTTTCTAATAAAAAAATCTTGGAAAGATGCAGGTATTTCTTGTCCTGTAATTGCACCTCTCATTTCTAACGATTCCCATTGTGTGCGCAGATTTGCCTTGCAAAGTTCAATATTTACTTGTAGCTCTTTCGGCTCTAATACTACATCGCTTAAAGCTACTTCACCTGTTGAAGTAAAATCACAAGTAGCGTTTGCTAAAAAACCTGTTGTTGCTAAATTTCTAACATTAAGTTTATACTTAACGTTTTCGTGAGTTGTTACAATACCGCTTCCGATAGTGTTTGCTGCTAAGATAGCAGGGTACAAATAACCTGATGCTTTCTCGCCTGCAAAGTTACCTGTTAATGATTGTCCTGTTGGAGTTGCCATTTTCTTTTACTTGTTAAATTTATTTTTATAATAATTGATTCTATCTGCTGTGCTTAAATTACTTATTTCTTGTTTGCTCAATTCAACCACTTTTTTTACTGTGTTTTTCTCAGGGCTGTGTTTTACCTTGTCCATTGGTTTAGATAATTCTACCAACTCATTTGTAATTACATCTACTGAACCTGCAACGGCTGAAAATTTCTCATCAATCAAACCTTTCAAAGCAGATAATTCAGCTTTTAATGATTCAATTTCTTTTTCAGCTTCAAACTTGGTTTCTTTAACCACGCTTTCAATGATTGCTTTTGCTTGTGGGCTTTGTGTTGGGGCTGCTTCTGCTACTGCGTTTGCATCTTGCTCAACATTTGTGCTTTCTTCTTCAACGTTTGCAGGTGTGTAGTTTGCAACAATTCCATCGTTTTCTACAACCAACATTGAACCATCTGCCAAAACGTATTCACCAACAGGTAACGGCATTTGCTCGCCATCTGCCATAATAAATACTTCAACGCCTGCTGCCCATTCATCGGCAGGTGAAGCGATGTTAGTAACACCATCTTCAAGCATTGATTCAACCATGAATTTAATCTCGTGAACTTGTGCGGCTTCTTCAGGTTTAAGGCCGTTTTCATCTGTATTGGTTAATTGATGTCCTAATTTTAAAAGGTACTCACCAATAGTTTCTTTGATATTTTTTTCTGCCATTTTTTAATTATTGCTTAACCTAATAACTAAATAAATGGGTTTGCGTTGCGTTTATAAACAAAAAAGCCCAAAGGGTGCAACCTTTGAGCTTAATTTAAATCCTATAAAAATGCAATTCTACAAATATAACAAATTGTATTTTACAAAATGTTATAAAATTGATTTATACAAATCCATTCTGAATTTTGTCCATCTATGAGGGTTGTAATGGTCTAAAACCTCCTCCTGCAATCGTTTAGAAATTTGCTCAACGCTTGCTCGGTCTTTTGAAAGTAAGGTTAATTTATCTGTCCAATCTTCGTTAGGCTCAAAGTAAATAATGTTATCGCTTTGAAAATCTAAATAAGGTGGTGTTTTGGTGGTGCAAATTAACTTACCCTTTACACCCGCCTCAACTACTTTTAAATTTGATTTGCAGCTGTTAAACTTTGTGGGCAATAAAGGCGCAATTGAAATGTCGGTGTCATCGAATAAAGTGCCGTATGTCCATTCATCTTTAGGTGGCTCAATTTTAAAACCTAACTCTTTGTATTTCTCAACATAGGCAACTGCATTTAGTTTGCTGTAATCTACCTTGCTAAATTGCAAATCTTCAAAATGCGTTTCACCTCCAAAAAACGATATTTTAACCTTACCTTTTCTTTTTGGTGATGGCTTCCATTGCATTTCATCGGTGTTAATTATGTTTGGTATAACCGTAACCCTTTTGTTATACGGCTTAATCATTTTAGCCAACCTTTTATTGGTGGTAATGATATGGTCTACACACCTAAAAGTTTTTATTGTTTGCTCTTCAAATTCTTTAGGGTATAAATGGCTTAAAATATGATGGTCGTCTAACTTCCAATAATCATCAATATCTAACACTAATTTTACGTGCGCTTTTTTTCTCAACCAATCTGTTATTCTTTCAATTTCTTCAAAGGCAATAAACCTTGTAAAAATTATCATATCAATTTTATTTAAATCAGTGTTTAAAATTGAAGATTGACTTACGGTGGTTAAAATTTCGGTG